TGTATAAGGACTGGATTGGTCCCGTCTACCCCTGCTATGCATTCGCTCTTCCTTTTCCCTGCGTAAACTCCGTGTATAGATAATTCAAATTCAAAAAAGTCTTTACTACTATTATAGCGCAAAGTAAAGTCTGGGTCAAAGTCAATTCTTGGTACATAACCGTTTAACCTCATCTCTGAAACTAGTAGTCTGATATATTCTAACTTTAATCTTCCAAGCAGGGCATCGTCCTGTATCACGCCACTGATATAAAACTTTTTGAGTGGCTTATGGTGATAGAAATCTGGAGGAATATTCTCCTTATTTTTAGACATACCATATTATACCTACTTATCTTCAAAGTCTTTATATCTGTAGTATCCCTTGTCAAAGTCGCACTGGACCAAGAAGTCTCCCATGAATCCGTTACGGTTCTTTCTAAAGGCACACTCAATGATATCGCTATTTGTTCCACGTCCCAAAGCAAGGACCCAGTCTGCATCATAGGCAATCTGTCTAGACCATGCTGTCTGACCCAGCGTAGGTACTGTAGAAAGGTCGTTAACATCGTCTGGTGTTGCTGATGAGATAGCAATGATAGGAACCTCTTCACCAATAGCCATCAGTTTAAGTTCACGAGAAAGGTTCTTCATTCGTACCGTTTCATTATCTGACTTCTGATTAGGAGCCATCAACTGAAGGTAGTCAACGATTACGAAGTCTGGCTTGTACTGGTCAATCTTTCCACGAAGAACTGAAGGATTGATTTCTCCACCCTGATCATTTGAGATGATATGAAACTCTGGCTTACCTTGAAGATTTTTAGCATGCCATTCTTTTAGCATATCAATCTCAATCTCACCATTACTAATCTTACGATGTGACCAACGACCTTCACCCATAATTGTGAATACACGATTACGAACTTCTGTTTCTGACATCTCAAGTGATATTACAAGGGGGGTCTTACCCTGTTTCCAGGCCTGTACAGCGAAGTACAGGGCTAACCAAGACTTTCCTATACCTGGGTATGCCAAGAAGACTCCTAACTGCCCTGGCATAATTCCAGATGGCAAGTAGTTATCAAATCCTGGCAAGCCAGTCTTGATGCCGATATGTCCTAGGGCTTGTTGCTTCTTTACATTTTCAAAGTAAGCAATCGCAGACTCTAGATCTGTGACATCAATATCACGAATAGCAGCAGTATTCTTTTTTAACTCTGATGTTTTTGTAATCAGACCTTCCAAAGCCTTGCTGCCCTCACCCTGCTGAACATCTATTGCAGCAGACCTTAAAATATCTTTTAGACTATCTCGAAGATATTCTCCCTGCAACTCTTCAAGATGATGCTTTGTAGCACCAACACCTGGCACTGGATCAAAGTCACGAAACTTTTCTCTTACTAAATCTACAGGTGGTAGCGAAGAATTATTTTCAAAATAAAGTCTAACAAAATTCCAAATGTCTCCATGAGTTCTTAAAAGATTATCTACGTTTGCCTGTAGTAGTACATGGATCTGTTTATCTTGAAGAACTGCAGTAATTAGTTTTGACTCTGTATTATTCACTTAGCCACTCCTTTGCCATTCTTCTACGCTCTGCTCTCTCTTGGTTGTCTTTAACTTTATCTTTTTGTGCCTGTAATATTTTTTCTGCATTGTATGCAAAGTAGTTCCATGAAGGATTCTCTGCAACTGAAAAGTAATACTCAAGTATATCGTAGCATCCTGGCAGTGTGTATGACTCTACAAGGGCATCTGAAGCCCACTGCTCTACGTTTAGGTTAAGGGATGGCTTTGATTCGTACCTTGCGGTATGATACTTGCTGTATCTTGAAAGCAAAGCCATGCGGTCTTTGCGTTCAGCCATTACTTCTCTTCAGCCTCGCTTTGTGCTTCTAAAATCTTTGCTGTTAGTTTATCTTCAACAAACTTATACACACGCTCAAAAGCCTGATCTGGAGTTTCTCCATTACGTCTTGAATCTACAACACCAAGATCAAGTCTTAATGATTGAAAGTTTCCAAGGTTGAGTGTGTACCCTAGTGTAACAGATACCTTTGTCTCTTCGTTTTCCATTTTATACCCTTCGTTAAATAGATTCATTCCAAATTGGAACAAACCGTCCATCTTCAGTTCTTCTATAAGTAAGTATACCATCGCCCATTCTTCGTGTCAACTCTTGCTTACTAGGCGTAATATCGTTTGTGATTAACTTATCTTTTCTTGGTCTACCAATATGGTATGAAGCAAGTATATCACGTATCTCTTTTACTTGCGATTCTGAATAATATGATCTAACTCGAAATCCTCTAGCCCCACCCTTTTGAGAACCAGTAGGAAACGGAATGACTCCTCGTTTCATTAGTGATGGCATATACTTTTTGTGACGATTAACTAAATCAGCAGTCTGACCAACTGTGTAGGCTCGTTCTCTTTTATTTTTAAAATCACTAATTAAACAACTTTCAATTTGATCTTTAGTAATATTATAAACAGACATAATTCCATTAGACTTATTTAGGTGGTGAATTCTAACAAGATCACCATTTAAAAACCAAACCTTTTTATTCCCTGGAATTACAGGGAGGACATTGTAGCCTTCGCTCTCAATTGTTCCCTTTTTAATAGCCACTTGCCCTCCTGAGAATTACTAGGTGGATGGAAAAATACTCTTGCTCCACAAGACATACAGTAAACTTCTAGATTGTTAATCTCTGAATATTGCCTATCAATAAACATTCGCCCATTACATTTTTTACAAGTCATCATTAGTTAGGGATTCCAATTGCAATAAAGTTAATTCCAACACTAGTAATTCCACCAATGTTGAATTTAACTGAACCCTCTAGGCTTGAAGTGGTTACGCTAGAAAGTGTTACTACTACATCTTTTCCAGCGTCTGATGCAGTTCCAGTGCTAACTGGACTTGCAGTTACAATAGGTGTAAACTTAAATTCAGTTGGAAAAGAGTAAGAAAACTTTAATGTTGATCCAGCAGTTTGGTTTGTACCGTTTGTAACCTGTACATAGCCACCTATTACTCTTGCTTCTGATGTCTTTACGCTTTGCTTTCCTGCGTTTGGAGTATCTACTGTAACATACTTATTTACAGACGTAGATGCCTGGGTTGATAAATCATTAACAGCCTTAACAATCTGATAAATGTATGTAACATCTAGTGGCTGGCCTCGCTCTGGTACAGGTAATATTGCCATAATACAATTATACCAGACTGACCGTTCCAGAATCATAAATCTCTAAGTCTGGATTTAGTTCTGGTTTGATTGATGATGCTTGCACTACTACTCTAACTGAGGTTGTTCCAGTTTTTGAAAACAAATAGGATGTTTCTCCAGTAGTTGTTTTATAGATTGGCGAAGAAGAGTCAAACCCTATAAAAATATCATATAGAATCTGTGCAGATGACTCTCCAGTAGACCAACCTACCTGTATTGTGTTTGATACAGGGTCTGGCTTTGTAAATCCAATCCCAGTTGAAACTGCTCCAGATTGTACAGCAAAGTTTGAAGAGTAAGCGGATTTTCTATTTTTATCTTCAGCAACAATTCGGAACCTAATAATTCTGTTGTTATCTCCTGTAACTTTTTTTAGCAGGTCTTTTTTAATAACAACATTCTTAATTCCAGGATCTGGTGTAATTGCCATGGCTAAACGTCCAATGCAAATCTAAACTCTATATAGTTTGTAGTATTGGCTGATTTTATAATTGGTCTAGACTGTACATTTTTAATTACAGAGTAACCAGTCATTCCATACAAAGAGTTCACTGCTGTAGTATTTTCAAGTCTTAAAGCATCTAGACAAACATAAAAAGAATCAGACGGAAGATTATTCTCAGTGATGCAAACATATATCTTTGCTGTTGAAACATCTGCCCAACTAAATCTCAAACTCTTGTCTAGTTCTTGGAAAGTTTTACTGACAACAATGTATCTGTTGTTTTCAAAATCATGCGTATTCTGAGATGTCCCATTCTCGTAATTAATATCATCAATATCTACTTGAAACTTTGCATACTGAATGCTTGAGTTTGATCCAGTGTGAGAAAACTCTAACAGTATTTTAACATTATCTGGTATTGAATTAGCATTCGCAACTTTATTAACAACTGAAAATGCAAGTCTAAGTTCGTCCAAAGGACTGTTTTTGGTAAAGTCTATAGAAGTTTGGTCTAGTATAATGTAGTCTGATCCAGTTAGCGGAACCATGCTGCCTTGTGGATTATATGAAAGTGATGACGTGTCTCCTCTCATTGCAATAATATTATTTAAAAATCTACATCTTTCATTTCTTTCTACTCTGTCGTCATCTGTAAATACTCTATTGTCTGCGTTTGTTGCAAAAACTTTTGGTGTTTGATTTATATTTCCATTGTTTGCTTCGCCATCTAGAGGCCCATTTTCTACAAAGATATTCGTAGGAGATTCTCCATCAATACTGTATCTCCAATTGTCTGTATCTGAAAATGAATAGACAGTCTTGCTGTCAAATGATCCAGCAACTGGATTAGATGCTGCAGAGAATAGCCCTACCTCAGTAATCTCGTATCTTTCTTGGGTTGGAAGTTCTGCAGTGAGAACAACCTTTGATACGCCATCTTCATTAATAAATCCTCTAGAGACAATAGGCATGCGAACCATTTCAAAATCTAAAGATTTTTTATTTTTCATAGTAGACAACTCAGTATTATTAAAATTATAGTCAGATGCTACTGGCGATGGGCCACAGCCTATAGCGATGTGTGATGCGTAAGACGTAGTCTGACCCACAAGGTACTTTGCTAAAAGATTTTTGCCTATATTAGTTATCATTAATTGCCCCTTTAGTATATTGTATCATTAAAAATTTCTCCAGCATTAAGAATTTCAACCTCTACCTGCTCATTGTCCTTTATATTAATTAGATTAATTACAAGGTCTCCGCTTATTGGGTCTATATATATAGATTTTCCGTTAAATACCTTTTTTCTTTTTGTTAGGTCTGGATCGTTTCCTTCTAATGTATAGCCATTTCCATATGCTGGAATGTAGTTTGGAATCGACAAAGCCAAAGAATTAAAGAAAGAGTCGGAAGACTGCAGTCTTAAAACATTGTTTGGGTTATATTGTAGATATAAGTCTGTTAGGTTTTTAATTGGAGAATAAATAATTGTTTGAC